CATTGGTCAGCTTATCCTACTGCTGTTGGCAATATGGCAGAGATGGACCAGTGTAAAACAATACAAAGACTTCATCAAGAAGATAGAGGTTGGAATGATGTAGCATATAACTTTTTAGTAGGAGATACAGGACAAATATATGAAGGCAGAGGATTTGGAAACAGAAGTGCAGCACAAGGAGGTAACAATCGTGAAGAAATTAACTATAACAATAAGCATTATGTTGCTGTGTGTTGGCTTGGTGGCTCAGAGCCTACCAACAAACCTTCAGATAAAGCTATTGAATCTGTCAAGTGGTTATACGAACAAGTAGGTGGAGAATTAAGACCACACTCCTCGTTTAAACAAACACAATGCCCAGGTGATGCGTGGAGACAATGGATTATAGAAGAGAAAACACCTAAAATATCTAATACTTCAACACCAGATGTATACATACCAAATAGTTTTGATAAGAAACTTGATGAAATCTACACTAAACTAGAGAGTATAGAAAGAAAATTAAAGTTAGGAAAATTAATACAATGAATGATGATATGAAATCAATGATTGAGAAAACTATCTGGACATTCGTTGAAGCATTTATAGGTGCTTTAACTATCTCACCTCTAGTAGGTGTTGATGCTAACGCTTTACAATTAGCTGCAATAGCAGGTGGTTCTTCTGCATTAGTTGTAGTCAAAGAGTTCGCAAAGAAAAAAATATCTAAATAAAAAACTATCACACTAGCACTGTATACTGAGATTAACAGGGCAAAGGAGGATAGAATGCCTAAAGTACCAGAAGAATGGGGAAACAATTTCTATAAGTCAGGGTGGCAACCAGGACTAGAAGTTAATGAACAGACTGGCATGGGTGAAATAACTCATGTTGGAACAGACCCAAACTACAGGAATAAATTAGACTCAATACTTCAAGAATGGGGATTTGACCCTAAACATTATGAAATAGAAGGTAGTGTTCGTGCATCTAGTTGGAATGTACAACTTAAAGGTGGAGCTACAGAAACTTTCTATGCTTTTAAAGGCATTGTCAAAAAGAAAAGACCTGGACATGATAAATACTTTCAAGAGTTGTTTAAACAAGCTAGAAAAAAACCACCTATAACTAAAAAGTTTGATGCAGGTGACACAGCTTTCATGTGGTTTATGAGTGACTGGCAACTGGGAAAAAAAGATTATGGAGTTGAGAACACTATCAAGAGATATGATAGGGCATTACAAGATGCAGTAAACAGAATCAAAGACCTTCGTAAACTTGGTGTTCAGATAGATGAAATTTATATGGTAGGTTTAGGTGACCTCACAGAAAACTGTACTCCTCACTTCTACGAATCTCAGCCACACAATGTTACTCTCTCACTGATTGAGCAATACGCATTAGCAAGGTCAATGATTATGAAAACGATTGACACATTCTTACCACACGCACCTAAGTTAATCTTGGCAGGTGTTCCTGGTAATCATGGTGAGATGTCAAGAACAAGTAAAGGACAAGTATCTACAAACAGATTAGACAACTCAGACACAATGCACTTGCAGATATGTCAAGAGATTATGAAGGCTAACCCAGAAAGATATAGCAAGGTAGAAGTAAATGTGCCTACTGGCTTTCATCAAACGCTAGTAGTAAAGGGTAAGACAGTTGCCTTTACACATGGTCACATGACTGGTGGTAGTGGTAATCCAGAAAACAAAATTGAGAATTGGTGGAAGGGTCAAATGTATGGGTGGCTACCAGTAGGAGATGCAGAGATTCTAGTCACTGCACACTATCATCATTTAAGAATGAAACAACAAGGAGATAGAACTTGGTTTCAAGCACCATCAATAGATAAGAGTATAGATTTTACAGAGAGAACTGGGTTGTGGTCACATCCTGGAGTCCTTACTTTCACTATAAGTGATAAAGGATGGGATAATTATTGCCCTTTATAAACGATTAAAGGGTAGTTGTTTAAACAGCTTAGGGTTACCTTGGAAATCTTTTTCTGGATATGTTCCCCAGTGTTTCATTTCGCTCCACATCTCTTGTACTTGAACAAATGGTATCCATTTAAAACCTTTATAAAAACTGTTGTAATAATATATACCAACATCTACTTGTTTAAACTGCTTGGTCTTTTCGTACATTTGACATAGTTTTTGGTAATCATCTAGCTTTAACTTAGTTGTACCTTTAACTTCACACAATCGTAGTTCGTTTTCAATGTACACTAAGTAGTCTGGGTTCACTGCTATGAATGTGTACAACCAGAACAGTGGCATCTCATGTTCCCATGGGCTAGTGCCAGTTTTCATCCATTGTTTTTGTTTGACTAACCCTAGTTGTGTTAGATAGATTTCAAAATTATCTTCTGCTTCTTTGCCTACCTTATCTTTAACTCTATCTTGATATGGTCTATCGCTTTGTTCCATTTTAAAATGGGAGTTCATCTTGGTCTACACCTTGGTCTGCTTTTTCTACCAGTGCATGACAAACTCTGTACTCCCACTTGTAGATGTTGTCATCTTCTGTGTGCTTGTATCTTGCACCACAATACTTGTTACCCTCTGTATCTGTATAAAATACATCGTTGTTTGAACACACGAATGGTGACTTGTGTCTTGTATCTGGCTCTGGTTTAATATCAAAGTTGTAATCTGGATAGCGTTTTTTTAATTTGTCTTTTAGTCTATCCAGATTAATTGATATATGATTATCTTCTATAGCCATTCTGTTGGGCAATCAGTATCGCCCCATCCAGTCCAACCACATCCATTTTTGTTACCTTGTGGATACTTGTTACAACTCCAGCTTGGTATCTTACCAAACTTTTCTGGCTCATCTTTTTTCTTTTGTCTGTTATCTTCTATCCACTCACTAGCATTACACTCTGGGCATTTGCGTTCTGTTGTTACAGTCACTTCGCCAAACACATCCTCTATTATCTCAACATCAGATGGTTTTGATTGTTCGTTTGCAATAGTTTCAAACAAATCTAGGTAAGCCCCAATGGTATCGTTATCCCAACTCTCTACATCTTTGCTGTGACCTGCTCCAATAAATTCATTAAAAGATTTTTTCTTTACTTCATCTTCTATATCTTTAGTTAATCCCCATCCTGCAATCAGCTTAGCTATTTGACTTGCGTTGTTAGAAGTAACCTCTTTGTTTACTCCAATGTCCTCATCAAACTTTGCTTTAGCATCTTCTAAACTAGATAGTTCCTCATCAGTAGGTTTGTTTTCTTTCTTACGATTATCAACTTTAGTAACTTGTACTTTATCTTGTTTACCTACCTTAGACATCTCCTCTTTGCTTGGTCTGGCTTTGTTGCTACCTTGGTACTTCCAGTTAGCCAACGCTCTACCTATCGCACTTGTTTCACAGTTCTCCATCCACGCATCAGTGTTAGCGAATCCACCTTGTCCTTTGGTTTCTTGTGCTATGCCTGTAGTTACTGGTCTTGCATCCTGTTCTTGTTTAAACACAGATGCTTGTATGGTTACACAGCTACCTTCTGGTGTGATGTGTAAAATTTCTGTTTCTATTCTTCCTTCTGGGTTCTCCTTCCAGAATACTTTTAATCTATCTTCTACTGTTTCGTAGTTATCTGGGTTGTACTTTGGCATTATTCCTCCTCTTGTTTGTCTTTATTAGACTCAATTATTTTATATACTCTTTGTCTACTTACCTTCATAATGTTTGCACATTGTATAACTGATAGTTTCTTTTCTTTTATAATGTATTCTAATAGTCTAGCTCTTTGTAATGACAGATTCTTTTCAAGCTCTCTTGCTGTATTTATTTGTAGTGTTAAATCTCGTACTCTATTCTCATGTTGTCCTTCTGGTATGTGTTTAAACACCATCTCAACACCATTGACATAGGATACTTTACCTTCTACACCAGTAATATCTTGGTCATTAATTATTTGTAATGTCATAGTCCTCCTCGTAAATATCTTTTTGTAACTCATCTATAAAATCTATTGCATCATTGTTTAAACTGATAACCCTCATTGGTTTATTAGTTAGTATGTATGCAACAAGTACCAACACTAAGACAACTAAGAATGTTATCGTGGTTAGCATTATTGGTATCCATATAAAGTATTCCATTATTATTCTTCCTCCTTATCTTCATCATCCATAATCTGTAGCTGTTCGTTATAAGCAACTGCAAATTCCTCTAATAATCTGTTTGCAACTCTTGGTTCTGGCTTTCTCAACACACTGGACTTAATAACCATTGCTCCACCACAAGCGTTAGATAAATCCATACTCCACTTCTTTAGATTTTCTGGGGTAAAGAATCCCCCTTTGCCATTTGGCATACTTCCTCCTTCTTATTTGTAGTTGTTTAAACTACTTGTTGTTCTATTGGTATCTCAATTAACTTAACGATAAACATACCACCTAAGTCTTTGAGTTCTCTTACCTTGCACTTAGCGTCATGTTCATTGTCATACTGCCATGTCACAGTACCACCATAAACACTTGTACTTTGTACTTGATAAATCATAGTTCTCCTATGTAATCTCCTATTTAATCTTAGTCCTTATTTTCTCTATTGTAAACAAGTATTGAGGTACAAGGTGGCAGTAAACAAAGAAAGCTCCCACCTTGTTTAAACATCTACTCTCCTTCTCCTCTAAACATTTCCTCATAACATTCTGGGTGTACACCAGTCATCAGTTGCTCCCTTAACTCTCTGCTCGTGTCTGGAAATATATCTTGTATCAATCTTCTTAAA